CCCCGCAAACAGGCCGCGCAGCCAATCGCCCAGCACATCCTCCACCGTGGCTTGCTCATCCGGGCCAAAGCCCAGATATTGCCGCTTGGGCATCACCACCTGGGCAACCACCCGCCCGCCGAAAGACAAGGCCTGTTTCTCTCTGGGCTTGATCACGCCGCCCTCATTGTGGATGCGCGCATATTTGCCCGGCGCGCCGCTGGGCTGCACACCCACCTGCGCAAAATCGCTGCCAAAATCAGGGGCCAAGGCATTCTTCAATGCGCCGGTCAAATGCAGCACCTTGCGCGATGGATCACCGTTTTCATCCTTGCCGGTCTCGCCCCACCGCTTTGCCCAGGGAATGCCCCATGGGTCTTTCTCATCCTCAAAGCGCTGCCGCGCCAGCGCCAGCCATTCTTCGGAGATCTCGCCCATCGGCTGGCGCATATCGCTGCCCGCCGCGATGGCGCGGTTCAGCGCCGCCTCCAGCTCGGCGCTGTCCAGCTCGATGGTGATCTCGATCCCGCTCATTAATAACCCCTCAGGCCATCGGGGTAGGCGCGGCGGCCCGGCGCGATCAGGATGGGGTTTTCCGAAACAGCGGCAGCGGGTGGGCTAGCCACCGGGATCTGCACCTGCCCCATTTGGATGCGCTCGAGCAACTTGGTCGATGCCTTGGCCTGATCGGCAATGCCCTCAGGCGCGCCGCGCGGATAGAGCGCCACACGAGCCAGATCGGCCACGATCTTTTTGACGATGATGGGCGGATCAGCCAGCGGCACCAGATAGCGCGAGGCGAAATAGGTATCCACAATCGCCTGCGCATCGGTGAGGACAGAGACCAGCATCGCGCGATCAATCCGGCCCTCGCCGGTCGCATCGGTGGCCGCGATCACCTCGGGCAGGCCAACGCGATCCACAAAATCACTGATCGACAGATAGCCGGTGCCGCCATCCGGCATAGCCCATTCGCCCTCGATCACGGCCACATCCAATTCGGCCTCGCCAATCTCGCCCGCCGCATTGTGGATGCGCACACTCACCAGATAGCGCTCACCATCGCCACCACCGGCCAGATCGACCAGCACAGAGCCAGCATCCAGCAGGCCCGTGGCCACCAGCGGCGGCGCGCCGGGCACCAGCCCACGCGGCTGCACGGTCACCATATCAATCGCTGCCGGATAAGATAGCGCCGCCACCCGCAGGGAGTGACGGCGCTTCTCGGCGGGCTGCTTCAGGATCGTTTCAACAGCCATGCATCACCCGATCAAGAGGTTTTCGGCTTGCGGCGGGCGGCAGGCTTGGCGGTGTCATCATCGCTCGGCGCATCAGCCAGATCCGCTCTAGGCTCGGCTGGCACCAAGGGCGGCAACAGCGCCCGCACGGCCTCCGGATCAAGGCCGTGGCCATTCAGCCGCCATGCCAGATCTCCCAGCGCCTGTTCGTTGGTCCACGGCTGCGACACGCCATCACAGCCCAGCGCCTCAATAGCGGCAATCAACGCTTCCCTGTCATCTGCCCGCACCCAGCCCGGCTCATCCTCCCAAGCCAGATCGATGGTGATATCATCCTCGCTGGGATGCACCGACCCCGCGCGGAGCAAGCTGCGCGCCAAGATTTCGGGCAGCATGATAACTTCGCCCACACCAATCGGCATACGCGGATGCACCGGATCGGCGCGGCGCAAGCCATGGATGGGGATAATGGTTTTGTAGCGATCCATGATAGCCTCGTCAGATAGAGGGAAATCTGGGCGGCGCGCGACCAAACGCCGCCCAGCCGGGCGCGCTTAGAGCGCGTCCTGGAACAAAAAGCCCGCGTCCGCACCGACCAACTCGGCCGAGAATTCTTCGAGCACGTCATTTTTCCAACTGCGGATATCGGCATCATATCGGCTGGCTTCCACCAACGGGTGATTGGCCAGCTCATAGGTATAGCCATAGCTCGGCAGCGCCATCTGGCGCTGACCCACCGGGGGCACATAGGCGAGGATCGCATCGCCGCCCCACACATCCACCGTGGTGCTATCCTGCAGATCATAGATCGCATCGCCCGAGACCACATTTTGAATGTCGAAATACGACATCAGCATGGGGATCGAGATGGCCGAGGCATTGGTATACTGAAAATGCTGGATGATCTTGGGATGCTTGCCCAGCGCACTGGTCAGCCCACCCGATAGCACCAGCGTATTGGGGCGGCGGCCAATGCGCTTGCGGATCACCTCCTTGGCATCAAACACCTGCCCTTTGGGGTCGCTGTCCGGGTCGCTCCACTTGTAATCCCCAACCAGCGCAGCCTTATTGCTGGCAGCATAGGATGCGGCATTGCGGGCAATACCCGCCTGCTGGATCTCCTTTTCCAGCCCGATCACCGCCAGCACCGTATCAACGGCCACCTGCTGCAAATCGATGCTCGGCACCGTTTTGGCATCCTCCTGATGCTCAATCGGCACCACGGCAGACAGGGCTTCCTGATGCAGGTTAACAGCCTTGCCTTCATACCCAAATTCCAGAGCCGCAATCGGGGCGCCCGGCCCACGGCGGGTGCGGCGACGCTTGAAGCTGGCGCGATCAAACTCGATCCGTTTGGCTGCGCGGGTAAACATGGTGACGACGGGGAACAGCGCATCCCCCACGAATTCGGCATTGGTGTAGCCGCGCGCATGCTGGGTCAGGATCGGATCGATCACGCGCGCTTGGGCAACGTTCATATTCATGGTTTCGGCATCCTGTTCATGAGGAGGGAAATTGGGGGAGGCCGTTGCGCCGCCTGCCAATCACCGGGCAACACGCCGGGGCAGGCCGCCTCCCTGGGCGCCTTGCGCTCAACGCTTAGAGCGTGAGCAAGACCTCAATCTTCTGATCGGCGGCGGTGGCGGCGGTCACGGTATAACCAAGGATTTCACCCGCGCCGCCCTGGGCAATTGCCCGGCCAGTAGCATCGGACTTCACCGCCACGCCCGCGCCCACCGCCGCGCCCGCATCCACAATGCTGGTGCCCAGCACATCGACAGCAAAGGCCTCGCCCACAGCGGCATTATACTGCGCCACGCCCTGCGCCTTGGCGCCAGCGGCGCAGGGGGCGCCGGTGAGCATGCCAACAAAACGATTGGCGGTGACAACGGCGGTGGCGACGGAGGTCATCGCAAAGAGACTGATTTTCTGCATGGTTTTCGTCCGGTCAAAGAGTTGGGTTTAGGGGCGCGGCTTAACCGCGGGAGCGGGCGAGCTTGACGCAGGCCATCCAATCCAGATCGGGCTTGTCCTGCTGGATCTGGGCGGCGCGGGCATACAATTGGGCGTGCTCAGGGTCGATCTCGTAACCTTCAGGCACGGAAAAACTCACATAGCTCTGCTCACCCGCAGGCTTGGCCCCACGCTCGCCCAAATCGATCATCGGCTTGCCGGTCTCTAGCAGCTTGCGCAGCGCATCGCCCGGCGTCATCTCGCCCGCCTCGCCAAAGCTGACCATGGCGGTGGCATCCAGATGGTCGAGCAAGCCCACCACATAGCCCTTGGCCGCAGGGGCCAAAATCGCCTTGCCCACCAAACCTTCGGCAAAGCTGGTGTGATCGGCATGGCGCGCTTCGGCGGCGCGCTGGGCATCGGCGGCTTCGCGGGCGGCAATGCCCGCCTCTCGGGCGGCAAGCTCAGCTTCGCGCGCCTCCAGTTCGGCCAACTTGGTCGTGGTCACAACATCGTCTCCTTCGGAAAAATCAAGCGTCACAGCGCCCTCATCGGCGCCATCGGCAAATTGCACCGTGCCCAACCCCTTGATCCCCGGCGCGACTGCGCCAAGGAAACCGATATGCTTGAGATACCAGGCGCCGGGCTTGGGGTTGGCGGGGTGTTGCGGCGGGTAAAACCGGGCCGAGACCTTGGGATAGCGCCCATCGCGCACCATCTCGGCAAAGCTCGGCTCCACCTTGTCAGGCGTCGCCACCAGCCTATCGCCATCGACAGCCAACCCGGACACCCAGCCATAGGCCGGGTCCTCCAGCTTGGGATGACCGATCACCAGCGGGGCAGGATCAGCGGCGGGATCATAGGCCGCAGCGGCAGCGGCCAGCTCGGCCGCGCCAAATGTGACCTGCACCCCCTCGTTCGAGGTGAAGGTGCCGCAGCGCGCAATGCGGATGGATGGGGCGGTGGTCGTGCTCATGGGGAGGCACGATAATTGATCAGGCCAAGCCCGTTCACGGGGCGGGCGCCCCCTAACAATTAATGCGCCCCACGCCCTATCACTGGCCCATCGCCAATCCATTGGCAAGCGCGGGATGGTCCGCCACCAAAAAACCTACCGAATTTTCGCCGGGGCACGATGCCCCGTAGGGTTGATTGCGAAAAGGGTAGTTGGGGTGCGGATAGGTCCTGCGCGCGCTGTATGGGGCTTAAATAGGAGTTTCCCTGCAATGACCATCACGCTTTCACCGCGCTCTGTTGAGCGCCTCTCTGGTGCCCATCCCGATCTGGCCAAGGTTGTGATGCGCGCCGCCGCTATTTCCGATCTGGATTTCACTGTGCTGGAGGTTCTGCGCACTCTCGACCGGCAGAAAGAATTGGTGGCCAAGGGCGCATCCGAAACGATGCGCTCTCGCCATCTGCCCGGCGCCAATGGCAAGAGCCACGCTGTCGATCTGGCGCCCATGATTGGCGGGCAGGTATCATGGGATTGGCCCCTGTATCACAAGCTGGCCGATATCATTAAGCGCGCCGCCCATGACGTGGGGGTTCCCATTGAATGGGGTGGGGACTGGACAACATTCAAGGATGGCCCCCATTGGCAGCTCCCGTGGAAGGCTTACCCATGAGCCTGCACCGCACCGATACCGCGCGCACATGGCTTTCCGGGGCCATCCTCCTCTATTTCGGCTGGGCGCTGCTCTTCCACTATAACACTGGGCTGGAAGAAGCCCTGAAGAACGTGCTCCTGATCGTGGTTGGCTTCTGGCTGGGCGGAGCCAAGCGCAGCGGTGATGCCAAGCCAGAGGATGCCGCATAATGCCCATCGCCGCCATCATCGCCGCCATCCGCGCGTGGGGCTTTTGGCCTGTGCTGGCCGAATGCGGGGCCAAGGCCCTGCGCTGGCTATGGGCAAACCCTTGGCGTGCGGCTACCGTTGCCGCACTCCTGCTCAATTTTGCGCAGGCAGTGCGCATTGATGGCCTCTATCTGCGCCCGCATATCGGCCCTGTGGGCATCACTCTGATCGACCGCCCCGGCTGGCGCCCCCGCGCGCTGGTGGCGGAGGCCAATGTGGCCCGCCTGATCGCCGCCAGTGCGCAGGCCGCCGCGCTGGCCGAAGCCAACCGTATCGCCACCGAGGCGAAATCCGCCGCCAATGCAAGGAAAGCCGACCATGAAACACCGCCCGCCGTTTTGGCGCAGCGCGCCGCTGCTGATCTTTATGCTGATGCTCGCCGCCTGCGCGCCCAAGCCGCTTGCCATCCAACCGGCCCAGCCGCCGCGCCCGCCCCGGCTGATCCTGCCCCGGATCATAACGGACCCGGTGCCGATGCCGTGGTCATCCCCCGCGCCCACTTCGATCAGCTCCGCGACAACACCCTAAGGCTGGAGCGGATACGCCTCTGGGGTGAAAGGGAGATTGAGGCGGGGCGGGCGGCGA